AGCGAATGCACGAAGTTACGCCGCATTCCATCCACCTCCTATTGATAATCGAATGTTCGCCACAGCGGTACACGCCCCGATGTTCCGGCAAACATTTCAACAGCATAGTTCGCAAAGAGTCGAAGCCTTGGAAATACTAATGTCCAACCCCATACGCAACGGCACACGGTACCGGTACACCCCTATATATATATAGGGGTGTGTACCGGTTGTACCGTTTGCTTGCCATTGACAAGTATCCGGTGCATGTACCGGCACTGTGCCGTTGTGCCGTTTCGCCAACTCCTGGTTATGGAAATACTATTGCTATGAAGGGGAGTGTTTAATGGGAAATATCCTAGTCGTCGAACGGGCTTGCGCACGTCAGTTTTTGAACGAAGATCGCTTCGTCGATGTTCGCATCCACGCCTTCGGGAAAGTAGATGTTCGGATCATCGTCGTCCGTCCTGATGAGGCGCTTCTCCAGCAGGCTTTTCCTCACCCGTTGGAAAGCCACCTTCTTGGCGTTCACGCTGTCCGATACGTGCGCCTTGTAGAACTCGGCCCGCCACGCCTCCGCCTCCACCCCGGCGAAGCGCCCGTCGCGCACCATGCCTCGCGTCTCGGCGGCCAGACGGAAAGAAGACATGGCTATCCGCTGAATGTCGGACAGCTTCTCCCCCTTCTCTCCGGAGTCTCCCGGATCGGTTCCGCGCACGATCACGGCGCTCGTCACCTGTTCGCCGTCCTCGTCGTACCAGCCAGGAAGAGCTATCCCCTTCATCAGCCTCGCCCACGTCGGCTGCGGCTCCTCCGCGTCCTTCATCTTCCGGCAGATGATCTGGAGACTCTCCTTGTCCTTGTTCATCACCACGCTACTCTCCATGTCCAGAGCGGCCTTCCACGCGGACGAACCGCGCGCCCTGTGCTGCGCCTCCTCGCTGACGCCCGTATGGTGCACCAGCAGAACGGAGCATCCATACTCCTGCTGCAATCCGGCACAGGCGTCGATCATCACCTTGGCGTCCTGTGCGCTGTTTTCGTCCCCGTGCAGAAACCGATGCAGCGTGTCCACCACGATCAATACCGGTTTCGTTCCTATGGCGTCGATGTGGCTTTTCACCTTGAGCCAGCCTTCCGGCGTGTTCAGATCGCAACCCGAAGCCGACACGTGCAGATCGACGACATCGGGATTCACCTCGTAATACTTCAGCCACGCCGCCACGCGGGAGCGCAACCCGTGGTGCCCTTCACCGGCGAGATAGATCACCGTCCCGTTGCGAATCTTCGCTCCCTCCCACTGGAGCATCGTATCGGAGGAGGCTATCAGCATCGACCAGTGCAGGACGAGAAACGTCTTGCCGCACCCCGACGGGCCGTGAACCATCATCAGCGCCCCCGACGGCAGCCAACCTTTGATCAGCCATGTTATCGGCGCGGGCTGCTTGGCGAACTCCCGCACCGGAACCAGCCATCCGTCCAGCGGAGGGGCCAGCAATCGCTTCAAGTCCCCTCCGCGCTGCGCGAAATCGTTCGCGTCACCTTCTTCCGGAGGAATAATCATCCGCGCCCCGTACTTGTCGCAGGCGGCCTTCGCCGCCTTCTGCCCGACGCCGCTTTCGTCGTTGTCGCCTACAACCACAATATCCGTCCTCGTTCCGTTCCGCTCCCGCACGAATCCCGTCGCCTCAACCATATTATGCGCGCTGAAGGCGATGACGACGGGTTTCCCCGTCGCCTCGCGGATACTCGCCGCCGTAGCGAACCCCTCCGCCACGAATACCGGCGAATCGTCGAGATCACCCAGGACACAGACGTTACCGCCCACCTCTCCCCCGGTATGAAATAGCTTCTTCCCCTGGGGATGGATGTATTGGATGCTTCGGAGATCGCCTTCCGGCGAATGCACCGGGATCATCAGCGCCCCGTCGCCGGAGACGCGCATCCCGTGCGGCTGAATCCCCTTCTTTTTCAGATACGGGTGTTCCGTCGTCGCTGGCGTCCCGTTCTCCCAGATACGTTCCACGGCCTGTGCAACGCCGTCGTGGAGCTTCGCCAGTTCCTTGTCCCGAATCTCCCGCGCAATTTCTATATGGCGTTTTCGCGCGGCGACTTCCTCGTAATCCAAGTCTCTCCCCACGTCCGCAGTCCACGGAACATTCAGATCGAGCCGCCAGTCACCGAAGCGTCCCGCCGGAATCTTGTCGGCAAAGGCCACGTACCACCCCGACTTATCCTTCTTATTCCCGTTGTTGAAGCGGTGTATCTTCCCGTCGAGGAAAATTTCATCCGGCGGCTCCAACCCCGCATCCTCCATCGCCAGGCGAAGTTGCTCTTCGGGGGGATCGAACTTCGGGAAATCCCACGGCCCGTTCAGAATCGCCGTCAAGTCAGCCATGCTTCCACCTCCCTCCGCGCCTGTTCCATTCCGGCGCAGATGAACACCGTATAGCCCTCTTTCTCAAGATAGCTCTTCCATGACTGCTGCTCCGGCGATACGCGCCCGCCGGTAATCCGCTTCATCTCGATCCACACGCGCCATGCGGGGATAAAAAGGTCAGGCACCCCCCGCGCTACGCCTTCGGCCTTGAGACGGCAGGCGACAGACGGACTGCGAGCGCCGCCGTTCGGAATCGCTATGATCCGCACGTCCGGGAACTTGCGCCGGAACCACTGAACGAATCCGCACTGCTCCTCGTGTTCCGTCGGTATGGATTCAACCTCCGGCGGAGGCGCTTTCTTCGACGTCCGCCTCATCCCCACACCTTCCCGACAACGCGATAGTACTTTCCTTCCCTTTGAATCGTGATTTCCTTCGGAGGGACAGCACATTGCATGGTTTCGACCACCTCGTCCAAATCGTATGGATTTCCAACCGTCACGCCGCAATTCCTCTCCATCCGCCGCAGCGCCGACAACGCCTTCTGCGCCGCGTACCCGCCGTGAAGCAGGCAAAGATATTCATCCACGGAATCCGAATGTCCATAGTACGTCACCCGCACAAGTTCCTTCCCGCTCGCCGCAGTATGCCGTCGCCAGCGCCACTCCTCCACGCCGAACGACGACGGGCCTCCCATGATGTCCTCGTTCCCGAGAACGTATCTCTTCGGCGGCGGAGGAGGGAACGCCCACCCGCACGCCGGACACACCTTCGCGGACAGGTGGACGAGTTCCTGGCATTGCTCGCACAGCTTCACCGGCGCCTCGCCCTTCTTGTCGCCCTTCCGCTTCGGCGGGATCACGTCCGTGATCGGCCCGTGACGGCGCACGTTCCCGGCGAAGTCGAGAAGGAGACAGTCGGACACGTGCTCCTTCGGACGCATACCGCGCCCCGCCGACTGGATATAAAGAACAACGCTCTCCGTAGGGCGCGCCATGACCAAAACGTCCGTATTCGGCGCATCGAAGCCTGTCGTAAGCACCGAGTTATTCGTCACCACCCGCACGCGCCCGGCCTTAAAATCTTCGAGAATGCGCGCGCGCTCCTCTGAATCCGTCTCCCCGAGAACCGCCTCCGCAACCTCCCCCTTCTCCCGGAAGAGATCGCGCATCGCATAGGCGTGCTGCACGCCGGAGCAAAAGACGAGAATCGAACGCCGTCCTTGCGCAATCCGAAGCGTCTGTTCCACCATCGCCTCGTTGTTGGCTTTCGTGTTCACCATCTCCGCCAGTTCCGATTCCACGAAGTCGCCGCCGCGCCGCTTCACACCGTCCACCGAAAGAAGCAGCTCCATTCCTTTGGAGCGGAGCGGGGCAAGGTACCGTTGCAAAATACATAACAATTCCTATGTATTCATGCCGACTCTTAACTGCGGTCGGCTTCCTGCTTCACTCCGCTCCCTTTGGCCTAGGCTACTCGGGCTTTTACAGCGGTCCACAGGCATAAATTCGGATGCAACGAAGTCCTACATAGAACCACGCCTCGTGTCATGCGACGTAGTTCTCCAGATTAAGAGCGGCATTAAAATCACGATCAATCGACATTCCGCAATGCGGGCAGTTGAAAATCCTGTCTTTCAACTTGAGTCCCTTGTGTATCGCTCCACACGCACTGCACTTTTTAGATGACGGGAAGAATCTGTTGGCAACCACCAACTCGATGCCTCGTTCCTCGCACTTGTATTCAAGCTGGGCTCTGAACTTGTAAAAGTTCTGCTCAGCCACGGCTCTCGCCAAGTGTCGGTTTTTCATCATCCCGCGCACATTCAAGTCTTCGACCACTATTCGACTTGGGAGAAGATCGGCAATCTTCGTCGTCGTCTTATGCGTATAATCGTGTCGTATCGAGGCGAGACGCGCGTAAAGCCTCTTACACTTCTCATAAGCCTTTAGACGATTCTTCGATCCTTTCGTCTTCCTTGCCGCCAGTCGCTGCGCGTGCTTCAAATGTCGATTCAATCGCTTCACCTTGCGTGTTTTGTTGATGTTAGGGAACACCATCTTGTCCCCTTCACAAGAAACCACGGCAAGGTCTTTAATGCCTAGATCAACTCCAACGGAACAATCCTTGAGCGCATAGTCTTGTTTTTCGACTTCCATCGCGAACGATAATATCCACTTGCCGTTCTCGTAGGAGACTCTGGGATTGTAAAACTTGCAAACATCCCTACCCTGCGGCAGTTCATAATCGGTCTGTATCTCCACATGCCCGATTTTGAGAAGGATAGCACACCCGTTCGTAAAATAAAGTTTTTCGTTCGGTTGTGCGAAGGATGGCTTACACCTGTCCTTCTTCTTGAACTTGGGGTGTCCCTTCATATCGTAAGAGGTCAACTTGCGCTTTCGCCTCTTCGCCTTTTCGAGAGTCTTTGTTGTAAACTTCTCTCCGCTTTTTTGGATGCGGAAGAAGTTCTTGTAGGATGTCATCAAGTCGAAGAGCGCGAAGACGGGAGACTTGGACGACACGTTGTTCAGCCACGCATATTCGTCCTGTTTTTTGAGCTTGAGAAACTCGCTTCGCAGATCGTACTCCCCAAGCAACTTCTCCCCGTCCTCGAACCGTTTCATCTGAAGCGCAAGCCCCCAATTCCATGCGAACCGGGCCACACCCGCATTTTGCCATAGCAGAGATTCTTGTTCCTCCGTTGGAAGGAGTCTTACTCTGAATCCTTTCATCATTCGTTGTTCACCTCCCCTCTGTGGGTTAAACCCCAACACACAGAAATTATAGCAAGGAGGCTCCGAATTGTCAAGATACATTTGGAACTGTCATAGTATTTTGCGTGTTCAATGCGGGGCGCTATTCCGCACCAGTTCTCTTACGAACTTCTGCATGTTTCCATGCAGCGCAGACTATATCTTCATCCACTTTTTGTGGAGCCGACCTTTTCGGGACGCTTGTCCCTACTCCCTCTCGGGATAGTCGTTGAACGTTCTCCTGTTCGGAGCTTCGCTGCTGAAGACCCATTGTTGCCGCACTTAGGCTTACGCCTTATGCGATCCCGAAGATTTTTTCTACTTTCGTCACCATCACGCTCAGGCTTATTTCATCCTCACGTTGTGGTTCTTCGAGCTTTAGGGATTGCCAGCAATTAGATCGGTTGTCGCCCGGACTTTCACCGGACGCTTCATGCTTGTCGCCAAGCATGGAGGGCTTTCAAAGTACGCTTGGATAGGATTTTGTCAAGAAAAGGTACCTATCCGGATACTATGTTGTTACCCCCGCTCCACCAGCTCCCCTATGCGCACCGGTTCAATCAGAGCATTAAAGAGCGCCCCCCCCTCCGTGATCAAGCCGTGTCCGAGCCTGTACGGAGTCGCCGTCAGTCCGATCACGCGCAGAGAGGGGTTGATCGCTTCCAGCTCGTTCAATAGATTCCGGTACATGCCTTCGTCCTTGTGATTCAGTAGATGGCACTCATCCACGATGGCGATATCGACATATCCGATTTCGCTCGCCTTCCGATACACCGACTGAATCCCCGCCACGGTGATCGCATCCACGTCACGGCATCCAAGCCCCGCCGAGTAGATGCCAAGAGGCGCGTCCGGCCAGAGAATCCGTATCTTCTCCGCGTCCTGTTCGAGCAATTCCTTCACATGGCTCAGAATCAAAATCCGCGTACCAGGCCACGAAGAGAGCGCGTCCCGGCAGAGTTCCGCCAAAATCACGCTCTTCCCAGCACCTGTAGGCAGCACCAAGCACGGATTCCCCGTGTCATTCTTGCGGAACCAGTCGTAGAGAGAGTCAATCGCCTGCCTCTGATAGTCGCGCAGAATCATTGCAAAGCGGCTATTTCGCGAAGAGCGCTCTCCGGGATGCGCCACAATCTCCCCGTGCGAACACCGCGTATCTCTCCGCTTCTGAGCCGGAAGTACATCGTCATCTCATGAATGTTGAGATACTCCGCCGCTTCCTTCACGGTGTAGAGCTTGTCCGGCCTTTCCACCGGCCTCCCTCCGGTCAGCCCGCAGCGTTTCTCCGACTGCACCCATACCGCGCACGTCTCACGCAGACACTCCAGCCTCGACACGGGGCACAGGACTTTCATCGTCTCCATCCACCTCCCAACCAATCAACCCGAGCAGCTCCTTCGACGAATGCACCGTCGCTCCCGGCAGTCCGTTTTTGACAACCTCTCCGTCGATCTCGTACATCGCCGTCAGTCCATCGTCCGACGGAAGCCACTTCCACGGCACAAGATCGGGATG